GTAATATCTTGGAGCATTATACTTGATAGATTCTATAGTTTCAGCAATTTCACCCAATTGAGATTTTTGCTTGATACCTACTGTTATATTTCCTGTAGAATATGTAATTCCCAAATTATCAGTTATATTACCAATATAATCAAAACTATTAATTTCATTTGCTTCGGTTCCTGAAGTTACCAAATATTCTAATTCGATAACCTCACCATCTTTAAGTTTTCTACCTACACTATCATCACCAAATCTCAATTCATATCTCATATCCTCACCTTCAGCAAGGAAATACACCCTTGTAGTACCAGTTAAATTAGTAACTGTATCTACCTTATTATAAAGGTCAGATGTTGTAGAAGTTTCGTTTGCCTTGACTTTAACAACTAAAGTATTAATATCAACGTCTTCTGATGGTACTATAAAATTCTGTGTTTGGAATGTATTAACAACATACTCATAATTGATAATAGATCCCTCTTTTACCTCAACATTGTCAAATAACGCAATACCTGTTGTAGTATTAACTTCTGCTGTCTTTGATGCAAGAATATTCCAAATAAAGTTACCCCCAGATGACACTGGACCTTTCGCTAAGGTAACAGTTGATGGATATGCTCCATTTGTCTGTTGTGTCTGTACAGAGAACGTTAAACACGCCTTAGAAGCAAGTATTGATCTAGGAACATAATTTAAAAGTTTGGCAATATTAACAACATTGTCCCTTACTGTAGCAGACGGCAAAAATGCCTCATTCATCGCCATATTAGCGTTAAATGCGGTATAATATGTGTTATATGCTAAAGTGTCTACCAGATAAGATAAAGCAGACCCTTCAAAATCATAATCGGAGAACTCATTTCTAGTTCTAAGATAAGATTTAATAGAAGCTTTAACATCTTCAAAATCTAATGCTGTTAAATTATTCGGTTGCATTATTCAGGTCTCTGTAGTACGAAATCGACTGTCTCAACTATTGGTATACCTACAATTTTATATTCGATACTGATATTCAATCTATCATTCCCAAAATTCGGGATAACTTCTACACTTTGTAATTGTATACGCTCATCATGTTGGTTAATGGTATTTATTATCTCATCTTGAATACTTTGGGCTGTAAACATGTCTAGAGGCTCAAAGAGCATCTCTTTTACTCTACACCCCAACCAAGGTTGAAATAATTTTTCACCAGGAGAAGTCAGAACTAAATTCCGTATGGATTGTTTTATAGCATTATTATTTTTGACCACAGAAACATCCTTAGTAAAAGGATTGCTCCCCATACTAAGGTTTATGTCTTTAAAGCTACGAGATAACTTTAAATCCTTACCTGTAACCTCTTTGAATGCCATTTAACCATAAAAACCCCTTGCAATTATTATTTATGCTGGATTTTGGGGAATTACAAATATATTGGCAGACATCGTAGTTCTTCTGTTATTTGACCTGTTAGGAACTACAGAATGAGCATAATGAGAGGGGAATATTACAACACTACCAGTCTTAATATCCTTTGGTGTTACATAAAACCCTACAGGAAGTTCAAAAAGAGCATCTAACCCAGAACCATCGTATTCGTAGAACTCATCATTATTAAATCTGAACCCACAATCGTCTTCGGGAATATCATAAAAGTAAACAACACTAATATTAGTAGAAACACCACTATGTTTATGGTATTCTTGATAATGACCAGTATTGTAATGATTTGCCCAAGCTTGTTGAGGAATTATCTGAATATCCGTTTTAGGTTTCATTTCCTCTACAAATTCATTCAATTGGGGTTTTAATACTTCTAACCATTGAATCCAAGGAAGTTCCTCATTTTCAGGTCTTTCCCAAGAACTTGAACAAGTACATTCCCAACTTTCGGGTTTACTGAAATATCGAGGATCTTCTAAGTATTTCTCAAATAAATCCTTAATTTGTTTTTGACCTTCAGGGTTCACATCTCCTCGGTAATACCACCGAGGATTAAACATTTCAACTGTCATAATTTACTCTTCTTCCTCCCAAGAAACGTCACCATCCGCAATTCTTTCTGAATTTACTTTATTTACTGGAGGTGGAGTTGAAGGTTTATTCAATTCTGGTGGAAGATACATCAACATCTCCGCAAACATCTTAGTAGCAAAATCATATGCGATTTTTACCTCATCTTCAAGATCATCACTGAGTTTTTCACGGATTTTTCCTTTTAAAGTATCCGTATCATCAAAGTCATACATTCTAGCAGAACCAGGTACTCTCGCCTTTAACATTTGTCCACCACTTAAATCACCCATGTGACGAGTGTAACAATGTGCCATAAGTGCCTTTGGATCACCAGATATCCCCTGAAGATGCTTTTTAAAGTCTAAAGTAGTCTGAAGAGTAGGTGGAGGTGTAGCTCTATGCCACAGTTCCTTATAATCTTCTTTAATTTTAGGTGCTCTATACAATTCCGCTAGTTCATCTGTATTAAGAACGCCAGCTTCATGAGCAAATGTCTCTAAAGTTTCATATTGTAGATATAAATTCCACAAATATATGGCATATACCTCATCTGGCAGTTTTCCACCAAACATAATGCCTACAAACGGTTGTTTTTCCGCATTTTTATGATTTTCAGCAGTTGCTTCACGTAAACTCATTTTCCTTGACCTCTACTCCTCTTTTTTGCGTGATTACGAGATGTAGCACCGTATTTTGTATGCTTACCTTGCCCTTGACGGGATTTTTTGGGTATTGCTTCAACAAATACGTTTCCGTTAACCCCAGTTCTAGTTGCCATAATTAAATTCCAACGAATACATTAATACTCCCTTTTGCTACAACGGATGTACAAGGGAATGCGGGAGTAGCATCTCCTAGTAAATCACCTACCTTACCTGCCCTCATACCATTGATCCAAACAGTCTTAGTTGTTGCATACAACTTCCTTGAATGTCCAGTAGCAAGTTCTCTTCCAGCAGCAACACCGATTGTACAATGCCAAGCAGGGGTTGTTGTGGTAAAGAAACACTTAAATCCTACAGATGATGTACTATGTACACTAGGAGTAGGATGAGGAGTGATAATATCTTGATCCCGTATAGGTATACTACCATTAATTACCACATTTGAAAAGGCCATAACTGGACCTAATACTAAAGGTGGCCAAAGTGTAGTAGCATTCATCGCTGCTACGGGTTTTGGCACTATCTGTGGTGCAGTAGGAGCGTGAGGACACCCACCAAGAACACCACCACCTAAACCTGGATGATGTGAAGAACACATTCCAGCACCATGTCCACTACACATACCGCCATAAATTGCTGCTGGAGATGACATTTTTAAGGATTATAGGGATTTCCGTTTTCGTTAACTGCACTTTTCCAAGTATTCCGTTGATTGGTATACTCATTCCACATTTTCATGGTACCAGTTGCAGTCCATGACTTACAACCATCACCCATTAGACCCGACATTGCATAAGATGTGGTAGTTGAAGTACCATTTCCGTTATCAGTCGTGCCACCAGTAGAACCTGCAGGGGCACTACAAGCAAAATGTGAACAACCTGCGTTAACAGGAGTGCAAGATAGCGTTACATTTATATCTATAACACTTCTCGTATCGGGTCTGTACTGCCTCATTAGGTATTTGGTGTATTGTGAGGAGTAAGGAAGATTAGACATGGTTCCTTGTACGGTCTCTACGAAACTTTCACGGTGAACTGTGACATCAGGTACGGTTTCCTGCGTAATATCGGAAATATCCTTCCTTCGATACGCTCTATTATCATCAATTTGGTTCTTTTGCATCAAATCAAGGTAAGAATTAGGTAATTCTTCAATGTCTTTAATGCTATCTAAGGTATGTTTGACATCAGTCTTCTCATATAAGTGCTGAGTCCTGTTTTTTGCGTATTTTCGTTGCGGTAATTTGTCAATTCTGTTCCTATTAGTGTCTAATTTCACTTTATAGGACGGATCAAAGTCATTTACAATGGTTTTTTCGGGTTGAGACATGTGTGTGGTCTCTAATTTCGCTAAATCATCCGCTTGAAAGTCTAATCCAGGTATATTATCGTAAATATCCTTCTTAAATTTCTCAAATTCATCGGGAATATACGCATCATTCTCTAAAACAGTAGTCGTTTCCTTATGAACGTTAGTTATATAAACCTGTGGAAGGTTTGTAGATGAATATCCACTACCAGGTATGTCTACTTTTATAGCAGTTAGCACTCCACCAGTAAATTCTGCCTTACAAGTTGCTTGAGTACCTGTGGAGACCGACGGGGGTGATATCATAACTTTGGGAGTACGGTTATAACTAGCCCATCCAGATCCTCCACTGACTATAGTAAGATTAGTAACTATTCCATTTGTAAGTGTTACTGTTACTTCTGGTTGTTGTAACAGATTAAAGATGTCTGGTGCGTTCTTATCTACGTCTACTGTAACATATTGCGTTGATTTTTCTAGAAATTCATACATTCCAACCAACGCTGCTCTATCTGCTATACCTTTTCCTGCTTTTGCAGTAATTACATTACCTCTATTAGATGTATATTGTGTATCCTTAGTAAAATTACTACCACTTCCATTGACGTATATTATATGATACGGAAAATTATCCAGATCACTATGCCAAACATATGTTATAGTATGCCCATTAATGGTATCACCTATTAATAGAACGTCAAAATTGGTTTGACCTGTTACAGTTGGTTGTGGGGCAACGGCAGTTATCTTTAAATTAACGGTCAATGTAGCAGTTGAGTTATCAGGAAGGGTATGTACATATGATAAAGGAAATACAGTACCAACT